CTAGGAACTCTTGGTGCCTTTGTCGGTACAGAGAGGGTAGAACATGTAGGCGTAGAGGATGGCTTCTATGACATAAGGGCTAGGGCTACTAATTCCCTTGGAGTACATGGTGACTTTAACACTGTGTCTAACTATTATGTAGAAACAATAACTGCGCCACCAGCAGATGTAACTAACTTTGATGGTAACGTAGTAGGCAGTAACTTGTTCTTAACTTGGACACCAGTTACCGACTTAGACTTAGCCCACTATATCATCAGGTACTCCCACTTAACTAGCGGTGCAGTATATTCAGAAGCTGAAAACATAGCACAAGTTCCTGTTGGCAGTAGTAACCTTGCCATACAGAGTGCTGGTGTAGGTACATACTTCATTAAGGCTGTAGATGAGACTACAAGCGGTGCTAATGAGTCTGATAACCCTGCTGTATTCGTCGTTACCTCTATAGGTATTGGAGACCTTAATGTTGTAGCCACACTTACAGAAGACCCATCCTTTGCTGGTGTTAAATCTAATGTGGTAATAAATGATGATGACAGCTTAGAGTTAGCTACAATACCTCTGTTTGATGATGCTACGGGTAACTTTGATGATAGGTCTGGGTTATTTGATGACTTTACAGGTTACGCATCTTCTGGAATATACTACTTTAGCAACGATCTTGACTTAGGCCAAAAGTACACAAGCCGCTTAAACTTCTCCTTCACAAGTACAAGGTTTGATAGAACAGACCTATTTGATAGTGCTACGGGACTATTTGATGCTAGATCAGGTGTGTTTGATGGAGACCCTACAGCCTTTGGTGACACCTCTGTTTCACTACAGTTAAGGCATACAGACGATGACCCTACAGGTACGCCCACATGGTCTGATTGGCAAGCATTCTCTGTATCTGATATATCCGCCAGAGCCTTTGAGTTTAGGTTAGTTATGACATCAACAGATACTAATGTTACCCCTGTTGTAAGTGCTTTGTCGGCAACAATAGATATGCAAGACAGAGTAGTTTCTGGAAGTGATATAACATTTACAGGAACAACTAATGTAACCTTTGATGATGCCTTTGCAGCTACACCAGCTATAGGTCTATCCCTAGCTAACTTAACTGATGGTGATAGATATACAATAACAAACAAGACCCGAACTGGGTTTACTATAAACACTTTTACTGGGGGATCAGCAAGCACCAATGCAGTGACCCTAGACTATGTAGCTAAGGGCTACGGAAAGGAACTAACGTAATGTCGCAACATGACTTTAACATTGCTAATCAAAGTTTCCCTGCTACTAGGACAGACTTAAATAATGCTCTTGCAGCACTGGCTTCTACTTCTTCTGGGGATGCAGAACCAGGAACCACTTATGCCAATCAACTATGGTATGAGACTGATACTAATACCCTCAAGATTAGAAACGAAGCTAACAATGGTTGGGTAACTGTACTTACTCTTGACACTGGTGTCACTGCTACAGCTACAGAATTAAACTATAATGATGTAACAACACTAGGGTTATCTGAAGCTAGTAAGGTTGTCACAGCCGATGCTAATGGTGTCGTAACCTTAGACAATGGTTTTAGCGAAGAGTATGCTGCTGTCACCTCAACTGGCAATGCTGTATCCCTTAACTTACAGACAGCTAGTAATTTTAGTCACACTTTGACTGAGGATACAACAGTTAGCTTCACTAATCCTGCTGCTAGTGGAAAAGTATCTGCTGCTACCCTAAGAGTTATACAAGACAGTACAGCTAGGGCAATTACTTGGAACTCAGCTATTAAGTGGTCTTCAGCTACAGCACCTACCCTATCTACTGGAAGTGGTGATGTTGATGTGTTTGTATTTTATACTGTAGATGGCGGTACTACATATTATGGGTTTACTTCTGGACAGGCTTTAGCATAATGAGTACAGCTAATAAAATACTAATGGGTGCTAGTGGGGCTGGTGTGGGTCCATCTGATGACGAGTTCAACCGTGTTAGTTTCTTGTCTCATTTTGACGGCAGCAACGATGGCGTGAACAATCAGTTCACCGACGGCTCTGCAAGTAACCACACAATCACAGCCAACGGCAATGTAACTCAAGGTAGCTTTAATCCGTATGGAACGAATTGGTCTGTAGATTTTAGCAGAGATACTAATCCTCGTTTGAGTTCACCTGCTAGTTCAGATTTTACGTTAGGTACAGGCGATTTTACGATTGAGTTCTTTGTGTTTTTTTACACAATAGCAGGTGTTCAAAAGGCAATAAAGCAAGACATTGCTTCGGGCCAAACTGGATTTACTGTTGCAACGGGGGATGGCACTGGAAAGTTTACATTTGGCGGTGTTTTAAGTGAAACAACAAGTGATGCTGTTGCTAACAAATGGTATCATATAGCTATTACAAGAAATAGTGGCGTTTTTAGAATTTTTCGGAACGGTGTTCAAACAGATACTGACACCAGCAGTGTCAACTTTGGTAGTGCTGCTAAACTGGTTTATGGAGGTTCTGATGATTTGCCGATTAAGGGGCTAATGTCTAACCTAAGGTTAGTTCAAGGTACTTCTTTATACGATAGTAATTTTACAACCCCAACATCTCCTTTGACTGCCGTAACTAACACAAAGCTACTCACCCTGCAAAGTAATCGTTTTGTTGATAATTCTGCTTCAGGACACTTAGTTCAGCCGAATACTGGAACAGAAAAAATTGGTTCTTTTGGCCCATTCCTGACCAGCGCAGTGTATGACCCTGCGGTAAACGGGGCGAGTGCTTACTTTGATGGTAGTGGGGATTATTTAACTGTTGCCTCTTCGTCTGACTTTGATTTTGGCACAAGTGATTTTTGCTGGGAGTGTTGGGTTTTCCAAACAAGTAGGTCAGCTTTTCAGTTAATTATGGCTCAAGATGACTATTCGTCAGGTAATAGTATAAGTTGTTGGCTTACGGATACTGGTCAGGCGTCTATTTATTATGAAGGTGGCGGTACACACTTTACAACGACTGCTACTGTCCCATTAAATACTTGGACGCATTTAGCATGGGTACGTAAAGGCACTGGAACAAACGAGTTTTCTATTTACATTAATGGCACGGCAGAAGTGTCTGGTACGATGACAACAAGTTTTGACCAAGACGGAATTATTATTGGGCAACAAGCAAATGGTAGTTTTGATTTTAATGGGTATGTAAGCAACATAAGAATAGCAAATGGTTCTCATATTTACACCAGTAACTTCACCCCACCAACAGCCCCCCTCACAGCAGTCACCAACACCAAGCTGCTCTTGAACATGGCCGATGGTCAGGCGATTGATAGTGCTGCACAACATAATTTAACTTTGTACGGCAATGCAAAAATTAGTACAGGCCAAGCTAAATTTGGTAATACATCTTTGTATTTAGATGGTAGTGACGATTATTTAATTGTAAAAAATCATCAAGCATACGGTACTGGTCCGTTTACGATTGAAATGTTTTTTCGGCTTGATTCAGTATCTGGCTCTCGTTGTCTTTACGATGACCGCCCTGACGGTGCAAGTGGAGATTATATCTCATTGATTATTGCTAGTGGTGCAGTCAATTTTTATGTCGGCACTACTTTAAAAGTAGATGCTGGTAGCATTTCAGCAAATACGTTTTATCATATTGCCCTGTGCCGAAGTGGAACTGATACTAAATTATTCTTAGACGGTACACAAATTGGTAGCACATTTAGCAGTGACACAACGAATTATTTAAACACTGGAATTTTACGTGTTGGAACAAACCGCAGCTATAGCAATCAGTTGGCGGGTTACATAGATGATTTTCGTATTAGCCATATGGCCCGTTACACCAGTAATTTCAGCCCTGCTACAGAACCATTCGCAGATAAAGGACAATAGACATGAAGATAGCACGATTAGACGGCAGCACCATAGCTGAGATAGCAGAACACAAGTCTCTGTTTCCCAATACTAGCTTTCCTGCAAGTGGGCCTAGTACCCAGTGGCTTGCAGCTAACTCATGTGCAGAGGTAGTAACATTCCTAGCATATGACTCTGCCACACAGAAGAATGAAAGTGTAGAACCTTACTTGTCAGGGGGTAAAGTATACACCAGACGTGTAACTGATATGACCTCTGAGGAACAAGCTGCTGTAGTTACCGCTGCTAATGAGGCTACAGCCAAGCGTAACAGGACAGAGCGTGATCGTAGACTAGCTGAGACAGACTTTCATGCCTTGTCAGACGTAACTATGTCTTCTGATATGTCAGCATATAGACAAGCACTAAGAGACATTACAACACACTCTAACTGGCCTAACCTTGAGTATCCAGACATGGATGGCTCTGGTGGTGATTGGCCTACTAAACCCTCTTAAGGAGCAACCAATGGGATACAAACTAGGACTACGAAGTAAGCAGAACTTGTCTGGGGTACATCCCGATATGGTTGCTGTTGTTACAAGAGCATTAGAGATTAGTGAAAAAGACTTTAGTGTAACTGAGGGTGTTCGTAATATTGAACGTCAGCGTATGCTTAAGAGGACAGGCAAGTCAACTACACTTAAGTCTCGTCACCTGACGGGCCATGCAGTGGATGTTGTTCCATATCCTGTATCCTGGGAGTGGGATGACTTCTACCCTATTGGTGATGCTATGAAGGCTGCTGCAAAGGAACTAGACATTAAGATTGTATGGGGTGGTGATTGGAAGAAGTTCCCAGATGGGCCACACTTTCAGTTAGATTGGAAAGCCTACCCCTGTGACTAGGGGGGAGGAGGACTGCTTTGTAATGGGTAAAAATATATCGGCAACTCTACTGTTTGCCTTGGTACTACAAGCAGCAATGATAGTTTGGAGTATCTCACAAATGAGGGCAGACGTAGATGCTAACTCGTCATCTATAGTTAGAATAAGTGGTGATGTAAAAGCTGTTGAAGCATCGTCTAATATGCAAGCTGTGCAACTAGGTAAGATCGAAGAGAACATAAAGGGAATTAAAGAGTCCCTTGAAAGGATGCTTGAGGTCATGGAGAAAGACTAATGCTAGACCCCATAACGGCTATATCAGCCTGTACTGCTGCATTTACAATGACTAAGAAATTAGTACAACATGGCAGAGAGATAGAAGACGTTATGGGGCAGCTAGGGGAGTGGTTTGGAGCCGCCTCTGATCTTCATAAGGCTGAACAACAAAGAAAGAACCCTTCTACTGTACAGAAGCTAACATCTGGCGATAGTATAGAAAAAGAAGCCTTTGAGATAATTGTACATAAGAAGAAACTAGCGGCTCAACAGAAAGAGTTAATGTTTTTATTGAACATGCGATTTGGCCCTAATACTTGGGACGAGATGATTAAGCTAAGAAGGCAAATCAGGAAGGAAAGAGAAGAGACTGTCTACAGGGCTATGGAAGCTAAGAAAGAGATGATTAATAACTTAGGCATGTTTGCCTTGTCTATGGGTATATTAGTTGTTGTCTTTGGTGGTGTATATTTAATTGGTGTAGGTACTGGTACGTGGTAAAAATATTATTGCTGACCCTCTTAATTTTCACTGT